TACCTTTCTGAAGGAAACCATTTAGCAACGGTTCAACAGCAATAGCTCGATGAGTTATCGCTGTTTTCGGAACGAAGCTTATTTTGTTGTGATTCACGTATGTCACTCTGTTTTGAAGACGTTTTGTAGCGTCCTCAAAATCTAGACATGTAAACCCATTCCTTTCCTCCGAAAGAATATCTCGGAGGTGGGGATTGTGCCACATGGCAACGAGTGAGTGCGTGAATGCGCCAGGAGTTACGGAAAACTTCCCTACTGAAAGCTTTCTCAGAAGGTTAGTTGCATCTCCGTGGACCCCCAAAGAAGCGCCGGCACCAAAAGCACAGTTGGAATAGATCATATCCATGGGAGGTTCTTCACCGATAACATATCGAATGAAGTTCCTCATTCTGGATAAGAGTTCTTCATGCGGACTACGAAAATTATCGTAGAGGGAGAACTTTCTATTGAGCCAGGTACACTTGTGCTCGCTAGAAAGAAACTTCCTAATAGCCTTGGCCTCAGGGTCGGTTTTAACGACCTTGGGATCCCAAGGATACTTCCGTATCAACTGAGCAAACTGAGCTGCTACGAAATGCGTTGTAGCATCGGAATACGTCTGTTCCGACAAAAGCTCAGCGAATTCCAGGGCTTTATCATAGCGAGAGGACCTAAAGTAGGTACTCAAGCGATGAACAAAGTCATGGTCTTCATGGTGCCTAAACAACTCGGTCATGACTCTTTTATAAAGTACGAAAGAGTCACTCCGTAGGCGTTGCTGCAACTGGTGCAGTTTACGACCCTCTTTAGGTTTCATAACGATTCCTAAAAGTTAACGCTCGTAACGAGCGAAATGAAACGACGCCTAGTAATCTAGGCCAAGTCTAGAGCCCCTAACTCCATCACTGGAGAAAGAGGGTGAAGAGACGGGCAAGCATTTCGTCCCAGATTGGATCCGGGAGTAGTGCTTTCCCGACAAGAATCGCCATCATGACAACGATTGAAACCGTTGACATTAGAACGATACTTGTTGGCTCTTCACATGAGACTTGAACGAAGCCGATGCAAGAAAGGCTCCGAAGTCGTTGAGGAGAGTATCCACATCAGCCGATGCATAGCCAACGGGAACCGCCACCAAGATCCTGATGATCGCATCCCCTGTCGGGGTGAGAGCACCAGTCAAGGTGAGGGTCCGAGTCAGTTTCGCTTCGGTGCGTGCCAAACCGGAGAATGTGGTCGTCGGCTTGGGAGCCGTCCGACTCAAACTCGCGTCGTCTTTAACGGAAACGGTTTTACCCGTCCCGATATAGCCGACCTGATCCTTTTGAAAGGAATCAGCGGTAAAGGTTTTCGCATTGATGGTGAGTGACATAAGGTTAATCCCTTAGAAAGACGCCAAATGAATGGCTGAAACCCTCGTAAAGAGGGAGACACCAGTAATCACTGGTGGGTTTTAATGAGCTTTTAACGGCTCATTAAGATATCAAGACGCTGCGCGGCGAGAGCCAACGCATCGGCAATCCGTAGGGCTTTATCAAATCTAAA